GGTGCAAAGAAAGCTGAAAAAGTATTTTACGCTTCTAAAAACAAAGGAGTGATCAAAGGTGTCGAAAAGAAATCAAAGAAAAGGGCTTAGCGGTGGAAAAAGATTTGGCCCACCCCCTAAAAAAGGCCCTAATCCGCAAGGTATCAAAATTAAACCTAGAAAAAAACCTAACAGAGTACGATAAATTATCAAGAAAACAAAAAATTTTAGTTCTCGCTGGTGTTTTTGATGGCGAAGGTAGTTTTGGTGTGTGGTCTAGAGGTAAAAATAGATCCAAACATCTTCAAGTTAAGGTAGATACAACTGATGCAGACATGGTTGCAAGATTTCATCATATGTTTGGAGGTATGTTTTTTAGTCATACTCCTAAAAATGAAAATTATAAACATTTATTTCGTTGGAAAATTACTGGTGACAAGGCTTGGCAAGTTTTAAAAGAAATGGTACCATATATGTGTCAAAGAAGAAGAGAAAAATTTAAAAATTTATGATGTTTCCGTGGTCAATTATTGGTACTGCATTTAAAACAGGTGCTGAAATTTATAAAAACAAGAAAAAATCTGAAATCATCATGTCAGAAGCAGCCATTGTCCATGCTGAAAAGATGAAACGCGGAGAAATTGAATTTACAGGTCAGATTGCTAAAAATCAGAAAGGCGATTGGAAGGACGAATTTATTTTATTAGTGCTCTCAAGTCCTTTGTTTTTATTGGCTTGGTCTGTTTTTGCAGAAGATGAAAAAATGGGTCAAAAATTAGATTTATATTTTGAAAAATTACAAACAATGCCTTGGTGGATAATTTCACTTTGGGTCGCGGTCGTTGGAGCGGTATACGGTATTAAAGCTACTGAATTAAAACACCTAGGTGGCAAAAAATAATTTGCTTTTCTTATAAATTCTCCTATAAACCTATAATATGCAAACATTAGACATAGAAACGGTTCGAGAGATCAAAAGATTAATCGATAAAAAAGTAAATCAAATCAGCGAACAAGTAATTTACGGTAGTATAGACAATTATGAGAAATTACAGTATTCTAGGGGACAAATTAGTTCGCTTAACCAGCTAAAGGAGGATTTGAGCGAACTGCTCAGAGATGACAATGACAAAGACTGAAAAAAACATAGCGAGCAATGAAAATAATTTCATGGTTCCAAAAACACCAGAGGAAAAAGAAGAATATATAAATTCTTTACCTAAACCTACAGGTTATCGTTTACTAATCAGACCATTTGCAGGAGCACAAAAAACTAAAGGTGGAATACTTTTAGCAGATACAACTATTGAAACTATTCAAGCAACTACAGTTGTTGGTTTAGTTATTTCAATGGGTAATCTTTGCTATAGAGATAAAGAAAAATTTCCCCTTGGGCCGTGGTGCAAAGAAGGTCAGTTCGTGATGTACGGAAGATACGCAGGATCTCGTTTTAAAAATAAATGGGGTGAGCATAGAATCTTAAACGATGATGAAATTATTGGTGTAATCCAAAAACCAGAGGACATTGCTACACTTTATTAAGGAGAAAAAATGATGGCACAAGAAGAAGTAAAACAATCTAAAAAAGACATCGACATTGATACCGATGACGTGAGTCAAGAAGAATTAACCGTTGAGGTAAAAGAATCTGCGAATAATGTTGAGACTAAAGAAAAACCAAAACTTAATTTTGGTGAAGTTGATTTAGGCTACACGGATCACGGAACTTCTGAAGAGAAGAAAGATGATAAACCTGAAATCAAAATTGAAGAAGATAAGGTAGATGATCTTAAACAAGAATTAAAAGCTGAAGGTAAAGAAATCGAAGGTGAGAAAGATGAACTTGCTGATGATGAAAAAGATTTTAAAAGTCTTTACAAAAAATACAAACAGCAAAACAGAAGAATTGATAAATTAACTTTTAGAAGAGAAGAAGCAGAAAGACAAGCGAAAGCTGCTGAAGATTATGCTAAAGGTGTTCAAAAGAAACTACAAGATATTGAAAAAAGATACAATGTAGAATCTGATAATTATCTTAAAGAGTTTGAAGCAAGAGTGGATGCTCAAAGAGAACAAGTTAAAAATAATTTAAAACTTGCAATCGAGAACAACGATACGAATGCGATCATGGAAGCAAATGATCAATTGACTCAACTTGCTGTTCAAAAAGAAAAAGCAAAAATTAGAGCTGAAGAGAGAAAAGCAGCAATTGAATTATCTGAAGCTCAAAAAAAAGAAGAGGAAGAAAGAGCAAAAACTCAACCTCAAGAACAAGTTCAACAACAACCAACACCATCTGAAAAGGCTATGGAATTCAGAGAAAAACATAAGAAGTGGTTTGGTTATGATAAAGATCCTGCTCTAACAGCATATGCTGTAGCATTAGATGGTCAGATAAGACAAGAGGGTATTGAAGTTGACTCTGATGAATACTATAATGAAATAGAGAAAAGGTTAGACCCTATTTTAACAGCTCAAGGTTTTAAAGAACCAGCTGAAGCTGTTGAAGCTAAGCAGAAAGCGAAACCTGTCCAGACTGTCGCTTCTGCTGGAAGAAAAGAAGTCGGACGCAAAACTGTGACACTCACCAAATCACAGGTAGCAATAGCTAAAAGATTAGGTGTGCCACTTGAAGAGTACGTTAAATATGTGAAGGAGGCTCAATAATATGAACGATACTATAAAAAGAACTTCACGCAACGCTGAGTCGAGAGAAGTTGAACAACGAAAAAAGACTTGGCAGTTACCATCTAGTTTGGATGCCCCGAAAGCACCCAACGGTTTCGAGCACAGATGGATTAGAACCAATGTGCAAGGTTTCGAAGACGCGTCTAACGTGACTAAGAAACTTAGAGAAGGCTGGGAATTTGTGAAAGCGGAAGAAATAAAAAACGATCCCGATATTCATAAATATCCTCAGATAACCGAAGGGAAGTATTCAGGATGCATAGGAATTGGAGGCCTTGTGTTGGCAAGGATACCGACAGAGATTTTAAGACAGCGATCTGAGTATTTCTCAAGACTTACAACAGATCAGTTAAAAGGAGTCGACAACGATCTTATGAAGGAACAACATCCGTCTATGCCTATCAATATTGATAGACAAAAACGGGTTACCTTTGGCGGTGGACGCAAAAATTAATCTTTTTGTTAATCCTACCTAAAGGTTGGCTAATAATTAAAAACAAAAACTAAATAGGAGTAAAAAATACTATGGCAAACGTTGTAGAAAAGTTTGGTCTAAGACCTTACAGAAAACTTGACGGTACTCCCTTAGTTGGAGCTCAAAACAGATATACAATTGCTAGTTCATATGCAACTGCGATTTACCAAGGTGACCTGGTTGTACCAGTAACTGGTGGTAACATCGAAAGACATGTTTACAACAACAGTTCATCTGTCGTGGGTGTTTTTAACGGATGTTTTTATACAGATCCGACTACTCAAAAGCCGACTTTTAGCAACTATTATCCAGGCGGTGTTGCTGCTTCGGACATTACAGCATTTGTAGTGGACGATCCAGACGCAGTTTTTTTAATGGATGCTGATGCGACTTTTGCAAGAGCAGATTTGTTCCAAAATTATTCTGTTACTAACGCAACAGGGAATACTAAAACTGGAATCTCAGAAACTCAACTTGATGTTGGAGCTTCTGGAACTAACGCATCATTCGTGATTCAGGCAATTGACATTTCTCAAGACCCTAATAACAGTGATACTAGTTCAGCTAACGCAAACGTTCTAGTTAGAATAAACAAACACTTTTACCGTGATGGTACAGGTATCTAATAAGGAGAATAAATAATGGCTATATCACGACAACAGCTAGCTAAAGAGCTAGAGCCAGGTTTGAATGCCTTATTCGGCCTGGAGTACAGTAGATATGATAATCAGCATGCTGAGATTTATACTACTGAATCATCTGACAGAGCTTTTGAAGAAGAAGTAATGTTAAGCGGTTTCGCTGGTGCACCAACTAAACAAGAAGGTGCTTCAGTTGTGTTCGATCAAGCTAACGAAGCTTACACAGCTAGATACACACACGAAACTATCGCTTTAGCATTCTCAATAACTGAAGAAGCTATCGAAGATAACCTATATGACAGACTTGCTCAAAGATACACAAGAGCTTTAGCAAGATCTATGTCAAACACTAAGCAAGTAAAAGCTGCACAAGTGCTTAACCAAGCACAATTCACTGCTGTAACAGGTGGTGACGGAGTACCTTTAATTGCGAACAATCACCCATTATCAAATGGTG